TGTCTATTTTGGATTCTTGATATATGGTTCTGGAAGTGGTTTCCATGCCACAACATCATAATTGTTATAGCGCCCTTCTCCATAAAACATTTCATCATAGCTAAACCACTCATCTTGTTCGTTTATTGATAACACAGTCGGAACTCCTGCCCCTTTTATCATTGCGATAAATTCTATCGGTTCTCCATTGTCGTGTTGTCTTGCTTTCGGCAGCCACTCTTCCACCGGAATCCAATCATTAGCTTCATATACCGTCGGCTGCTCATCAATCATTCTCCTAAATGACTCTTTACATTCTCTGACTACTGTTGATTGGCTTGGATCACCTATAATTGTGAGGAAGAAATTTCTCACTTCTTCATCTAGTGCATTCGCATCAATCAACCTCTTTCCGTGCATATCTGAAGCTTCGTCCATGCGGGTACGGATAATCGGAATAATCGCATTATAAAAATTATCCGTACCATCTTCATATCCTTGCGAATAGGCATTTAGAGTCTCTTGCCTTTTGTTTTGTGGCGGATATTTTCCATACAATTTTTCCTTTCTGTT